GGCGACTATCTGCATCGCCTGATTATTTCCAATGTTACGGCTGCTACGGCAAGCGTCACCATCATTGACGGCTCGACCAGCATTGTGATTCAGACCGGCGCGGCTAACATTCCACTGGGCATCTTTTCGATTGAGCTAAATATGGCGTCTGCGAGCGGTGCGTGGAAAGTTACCACAGGCGCGGGCGCGACTGTCATTGGCGTTGGCATCTTCTTATGATGAAAGCTGGGCTTTACGCCAACATTCTTGCAAAGCAAGAGCGGATCAAAGCGGGGTCCGGCGAGAAAATGCGTAAGCCTGGCGATCCTGGCGCGCCGACTGCAAGCGCGTTCAAGGAATCTGCCAAGACTGCCAAGGGCGCTAAGAAAGACGGCACATGACCGCAGCATGGACGCGCAGCGAAGGTAAGAACCCAGCCGGTGGCCTAAACGCCAAGGGCCGTGCGTCCTACAAGGCTGAGACGGGCGGGACGTTGAAGCCGCCGGTCAAGGCTGGCGACAATCCACGCCGCGCGTCATTTCTTGCGCGGATGGGTGGCATGCCTGGTCCAATGGAAGAGAATGGTAAGCCTACACGTTTAGCACTGGCATTACGGGCTTGGGGTGCGTCCAGCAAAGAAGACGCAAAGTCCAAGGCCGCAGCAATTTCTAGTCGTAACAAATAAGGAAACACATCATGCCTATGAACCCACAGAAAATGGCTGCAATTCTCCAGCGCGTACAATTGGCCCGCCAAGGCGGTGCCGGTGGCCCGCCCACGACAGTTTCCCCCGAGGCCCAAGGCCAATTTCGTGCGGCCAAACAACAGTATCGTGCTGCCCCTGGGATGGCTGGTGCCCCGCTCCCCATGATGCCGATGCAAGGAACGCCGCCAATGGGCGGTCCTCCCAAGATGCCGGGCGGAACGCCGCCAATATTGAATAAAATTCCACCGTTGGGCGGTCCTCCCAAGATGCCGGTCATAACCCCGTCTCCCATAATGCCTGGTGGGATGCCACCACGACCACGCCTGGGTGGAATTCCGCCGCGTTAATACGACATTGAGGAATTAGACGATGGCATTGGAAAAAGTCGACTCGACTGTCCAGAAACTCTTGGACAACATCCATGCGTACAATGGAGAGTTCAAGAAATGGGAAGCGCGTACTACTAAGATATTACGCCGCTACAGGGATGACCAAGGCACCAGCACAGGCATGAACGAATCTGCGCGGTTCAATATCCTGTGGTCCAATGTCAACACGCTAGTTCCGGCTGTTTATGCGCGTCTGCCCAAGGCCGATGTATCCCGGCGTTTCGGCGATAACGATCAAGTGGGCCGCGTTGCGTCTTTGCTGATCGAGCGGGCGCTTGATTACGAAATTGAGCATTACCCCGATTATCGTTCTGCCATGCGTTATGCCGTAGAAGATCGTTTCCTTGGAGGGCGTGGCATTGCGTGGGTGCGGTACGACCCGCATATCAAACAGCAGAATGTGCCAGAAGATGGCTACCAAATCACAGAAGACATCGAAGAAGGCGAAAGCCGCAACGCAGATGGCGACATTCATAACCCCACCTCTGGGAATGAAGGACCGCCTGAAGAAATAGAATACGAGTGCGCTCCTACCGATTACGTTCATTGGAAGGATTTTGGTCATACCTGTGCGCGTACTTGGGAAGAAGTGACCCAAGTATGGCGCTGGGTTTACATGTCGAAGGATGCAGTGACAGAACGCTTTGGCAAGAAGATTGCCAAGAAGATTTCGTTTAACAGCAGCCCAGATGGCCTGACCAAGTACGGCCAATCGTCCAAAACAAACGACAAAGCTAAAGTCTGCGAACTGTGGGACAAAGAGACAAGAAAAGTCTATTGGGTCATGGAGGATTACGTTGAACTGCTTGACGAGCGTGACGACCCGTTGGAGCTGGAAGGTTTCTTCCCGTGCGCCAAGCCGCTTTATGCTACGACGACAAGCGACAGCCTTATACCTGTGCCTGACTTCATTCTGTATCAAGACCAGGCCAATGAACTCGACATCCTGACTGACCGCATTGACGGTCTGGTCAAATCCCTGCGCGTCCGTGGTGTGTACGATGCTTCGCAGCCCGCACTACAGCGTTTGTTGACTGAGGGCGACAACAACACGTTGATCCCAGTCGATAAATGGATGGCTTTCAGCGAGAAAGGGGGGCTCAAAGGCAGCATTGACCTTCTCCCGATTGATATGCTGGCCTCCGCGCTTATCAACTGTTACCAAGCGCAAGCCAACATAAAAGGGCAGATTTACGAGATTACCGGCATTTCAGATATTCTGCGCGGTGTCGGCGCGGCGTCCGAATCTGCCACAGCCCAACAGCTTAAAGGCCAGTATGCAGGGTTGAGACTACGGGCCATGCAGGAAAGCGTTGCTCTATTTGCCAGCGAGCTTCTCCGGCTTAAAGCGCAAATTATCTGCACCAAGTTTCAGCCTGAAACTATCCTGCGTCTAGCTGCGGCTGAACAGATGTCTCAAGCGGATCAGCAGATGATTCCGCAAGCCTTAGAGCTAATGAAAAGTAGTCCGCTTCGCTCTTTTCGCATTCAGGTAGCCGCTGACAGTCTCGTGCAGATTGATGAAAACCAGAACAAGCAAGACCGCATGGAGTTCATGAACGCTTTCTCTAACTTCCTGCGTGAAGCTGTCCCGGCTGGTCAAGCATCGCCAGAAATGGTGCCATTGCTAATGGACATGATGAAGTTCGGCCTTGGTGGTTTCAAACAAGGCGTAATCATGGAAGGCACCATAGATGCTGCTTTGCAAAAGATGGTTGAGTCCAATGCCCAGAATGCAGAGAACCCGCAGCCTGATCCAGAGACTGTTAAAGCCCAAGCTGCCGAAAAGACGGCTCAGATGAAAGTCCAAGCCGAAACACAGTCTCAACAGGCTCGCGCCCAGGCTGACATGCAGATTCAGCAGATGAAAATGCAAATGGAGGCGCAGCTAGAAACGCAGCGTCAACAGCACGATGCCCAGCTTAAGATGCAGGAGCTTGCTGCCAAGGAGAAATACGAACGCTGGAAAACGGAACTAGATGCAGCCACCAAGATCATGGTTGCCCGCATCTCGGCTAACCCCGGCATGGACATACCAATGATCGAAGCCCAGCAGGCTGCGGCTGACACCATCACCAAGGAATTGGGCGATAACGTCCGCATGGCGATGGACCAAATGACCAATGCCCATAACAACATGGCTAATATGCACGGCGAGTCCATGCAAAAGCTTCATGATGTACTTCGGGCTGCTAATTCTCCCAAACGCATTGTGCGCGGCCCTGATGGAAGGGCAATGGGCGTTGAGCCAGTACAAGATGCCCCGCAAGGAATGATCCAATGATTACTACGACCAAAGGCAATATGGACGAAGCTCTGCTTGAAAAGCGCGAAGGGCGGATTGAAAACGACAACGAGACAACCGCTTGGGTTGAGTATTGGGACGGCGATGAACTTGTACATCGCTCGGTCCATGTTCAACTCAAAAAACCCGTGATTTCCGTATCTGAAATTGGAGGCTTTTTGTGAGCAACACTCAAGCAATGGCAACGTCCTTCAAGGGAGAAATCCTATCTGGCATCCACGCCCTTGGTACGACGGTCATTAGGGCGGGCACTGGAGCGGACACGCTCAAGGCCGCGTTGTATCTGGCCTCGGCAACAATCAATGCAGCCACAACGGCCTATACCGCGACTGGTGAAGTATCCGGCACAGGCTACTCGGCGGGCGGCGTCACTGTCACTAATGCCACGGCCCCGACAACAAGCGGCACGACGGGTTACTGGACGCCATCGGCCAGCCTGACCTACACGACTGTCACGCTGACCACGGCCTTTGATTGCGTCCTGATTTACAACTCGACCCAAAGCAACAAGGCTATTTCGGCTCATACCTTTGGCTCGCAGACTGTGACTGCCGGGACATTCACGCTGACCATGCCAGTTAGTGACGCGACGAACGCCCTGATCCGCATCGCCTAAAGCCAATGGCGCAGGGTCCGTGGGACACAGGCACATGGAATGACGCCCTTTGGGATAGCCTCCCAATCACGGGCAATGCTGCTACAGGATCACCAGGCAGCGTAGGCGTAGGTGCGCGTACCGTTGCCCTGACGGGCGTCGAAGCCACAGGCCAAGTTGGGACAGAAGGCGATAGCCTTACCATTGCCCTGACCGGCGTCTCTGCCACAGGCCAAGTTGGGACTGTAAGCCATGGCGGCGTCTCGTTTGCCCTAACTGGCGTCGAAGCCACGGGCGCGGTTGGCAACGTAATCTACGTTCCAGCCCCAATTATCATTGTCGATGACACCCACGACGGCAACTATCACAAGAAGCTAAAGAAGCGTTTTGATGAAGATAACCAAAGACTTAAGCAGAAACGCAAAGACATTATTGCGGCATACGAGCGTATTGTTGAAGGCAAGCCTGCTTTAGCTAAACAATTGATTGCTGGCTTTGAAGTAAAAGACAAGAATACAAATAATAAAGGGCAGTTAACACCAAGTATTGATTTTGATAAGTTCCTCAAAGACTTGGACAGAGTTGACCGTCTTTGGAACGAATACTTAGAAATGGAAGATGAAGATTTGATGGTGCTTCTATGAGCAAATACAGGGCAATATACGACGCAAAAGGATTACTTGCAGAGTACAACGACGATGTATTGGAGTGGGTCCGCGAAGACTTTGGCAAAACTAACAAAGCAAAGCACCAAATAATACTTGACATTGAACCCTACCAAAGCATGGTCGATGGGAGTATGATTACTTCGCGCTCCAAGCATAGAGAGCACTTGCGAAGGCATAATTGCTTTGAAGTTGGAAATGAGAAAATGCAGAACACACCGCCGCCGGTTGTAAGCAATCGCCGCGAGATGTTGCATAGGCGCCTGGGTGACATGAGCGATAGCCAGGCAAATGTTATTCTAGACCAGCTTAGGAGAAATTGACTTGGACACCCAAGATCAGATCATTCCAGAAGACGACAAAGGCGTAGACCGCAAGGAATTGCTCAATCAGCAGTTCGATGAAGTTGAGCCAGTCGAGCCGCAGGGCAAGCCACGCGCAGAAGACGGCAAGTATGTAGCGTCTAATTCAGCCCCTCGCGTTGACCCTACGGCTGAAGAGCCGGTTTGGAAACGCCCACCGTCGTCGTGGAAGCGCGATTACCACGAAGTCTGGCAAACTGCTGATCCTCGTTTGCAAGAATATGCTCACAAGCGCGAAGAGGAAATGCGGGCTGGTATCGAGCCTCTGCGGTCAAAGGCCCAGTTTGCCGACCAGATGAATGAGGCCATGCAGCCTTATATGAATACAATCCAAGGGCTTGGAATCGACGCCCCCCGTGCAGTAAGGGCGCTGATGGAGGCGGACAATATTCTACGGCACAGTGCGCCAGACCAGAAGCGGGCATATCTTGCTAATCTGGCGCGGTCTTACGGAATCAATTTAGGTCAAATTGACCCGCAATCACAAGGCGGGCCTGTAGACCCCAATTATTACGCTGTTCAAAACGAACTAAACAATGTTCGTGGAGAAATAGCCAATTTCAAACAACAACAAGAGCAAGCCGAAAACCAATCCTTGTTGGGTGAAATCAATGTCTTTGCTAACAAAGCAGAGTATTTTGAAGAAGCGCGTCCGGTCATGATCCAACTCCTACAGAGTGGAGTGGCAGGCACGTTAGAAGAAGCCTATGAAAAAGCAATTCGCCTTAACGATGATATTTTCTCGCAGACCCAGCAACGCTCACAGGCAGATGCTGCGGCTCAGAAATCTTCATCGGCCAATCGGGCTGCGAAAGCAGCAAAGGCGGCAGCGGTTAGTGTCAAAAGTTCCACACCCGGCACCAAGACTACGACCAAAGCGCAAGATAGACGCTCTATGCTGCTCGAACAATTCGACAGCGTGAACGAGCGTTTTTGATCAAATTGAAAGGACTATACAATGGCCTTCGCCAATAGTTCGATCAGTGACATCATTGCGACCAATATTCAGAGCCGCAGCGGTGAACTGGCCGACAACGTAACCAACAATAACGCGCTCCTTCGCCGTTTGAAGGATCGCGGCAACGTCAAAACATTTTCTGGCGGTAACGTAATTCTCCAGGAAATTATGTACAATGACAGCACCACCAACAACACAAACAGCTATTCTGGCTATGAAGTGTTGAACGTGTCGCAGAACAGCCCCATCTCGGCTGCTCAGTTTTCGATCACTCAGTATGCGTCGGCGATCACCATCTCCGGTCTGGAAATGATCCAGAACTCCGGCAAGG